TCTTGACACAACATCTGGGGGGACGGGTTATACTGACTACGTCAGCAACGACAACCACGGAGGACAATATGAACAACGAACAACGAACACAGCTAGCATCGCCCGGAGATGTTGGTGATGCCCTGATGGACTGCGGGCACGATGAGACTGCCTGTGAGGTCTGTGGGATTATCATCAAGATCTCAGAAGCTAGAGATACTTTCGCATGGTGGCGCAGCGACAGCATCACCCACTGTAGTGATTGCCCAGTTCACTAACAATCAACCGGCCCCGGAAGGGGCCACAACCACGGAGGACAATATGGGATACGATTGCACAACATGTGGGACAGAGTTCCAGCACGAGCTTCAAGTCTACGGGACCGGCGACACCTGTGATCTCTGCGAAGGCGAGCTTGAGCCTGACCCCTCGTTCACCGTTCTTTACCTTGTAGACTTAGACTGGTTTATTGCGGTACCACGGAGGGCAGCATGAAGTATATCGACGCAGGCCCATCGCCCGCTGGCTGGAGCAGGCTGTCGAACGTGCTGAAGTGTCCGCGCTACTACGCGCTGAACAGAGAGCATGACCGCACGACTTCGGACGCACTGGTGCGTGGCTCGCTGATGCACATCGCGCTCGCCCATCACTATGCAGCCATCGGCGCAGAGCAGTGTGATACCCAAGTCGAGTACCTCAGCCCTGAAGCTGCGGTCGAGAGGTGTGTCGCCGAGGCGAACTGTGAGCTTCACGACAAGTGGAAGGACAATGTGATTGGCGTGTACCACCAGTACGCGATGATGTACCCGACCCCAAGCTGGCGCGTCCAAGCTGTCGAAGAGATTGTCTCGACCAAGGTCCGCGATGACGTGCGAGATGTCTCGTATGATTACACGGCTCGCATCGACCTCATCGTAGCTCACCACGGCAAGCACTACTTCGTGGACCACAAGACGAGCTTCATGATTCTACGCAAGACGTACAACAAGTATACTCTGTCGGGCCAGTTCCTCGGACAGCAGATGATGGGGCGTGAGATGTTCGGTGACGACTTCGGGGGCGTCATCCTGAACCTCATCGGCTGGGATGATAAGAAGCCCGTTTCTTCGTTTAAAAGGAAAGTTCTGCCATATGCAGAAAGATCTGTTGCGCTGTTCCCCGACACGGTTATAATGGGTGAGAGGATGATAGCCGACTTCAGCGGGAGGGATGCCTTCCACTGGCCCGGCGCTCATCGGGAGACAGCGTGCCAAACAACCTATGGCCCCTGTAGTTTTTTCGACACCTGTAAGAGAGGAGGACACTATGAGTAAGCTGCCGTTTGTATTCGGTATCGTGTATGCCGCGCCCAAGAAGGGCAAGACCCTCGGCTTGATTAAGGCTGACCCTGAGGCGCTGGTCATCACGCCGGTCGGCGGAACATCCTGCGCCGAGTACCTTGGTGTAGAACCAGAGACTTGGATTGTTACACCGGACACCCGTGTGGACAAGATCATCGAGGTCATCAACCGGGCGTCGAAGTCCAAGAAGTTTCGCACCATCATCATTGATGACTTCAGTCTTATCGCTGATTCAGAGCTTCATCACATCCAGACCAACCCGCGCAACGCTGGTTTCAAGGCGTTCGACGTGTTGAACAAGGTGATGTACAAGCTGCGTGATGCAGCCCGGAATGCTGGCTGCCACGTCTTTCTCGTCATGCACGAGACTCCTCCGCGCGAGGTGACCCGTGACAATAAGACTGTCTTCATCCCCGGACATCCGTCCATCACAGGATGGAAGCTCCCGGAGAAGATCCCGGCGATGGCTGACTTTGTGGTCCGCATCAAGCACGACCCTCGCGCCATCAGCAACTGGCCGTATGTATACCAAGCCGCGCCGACGCCTGACTACATTACAGGTAGCCGCTTGGCAATGATGCCCGGCTTCTCACCCACCAACATCCGTGAGGTCATGCTCGCCACGGGTTACGACCTGCCTCGCCCCAAGGGTATGGAGTGGATGGACGATGCGGCGGAGGCCGTTTGTCAAGAGCTTGTCAAGGCGGAAGCTAAAGACAAGAGAGCAGTTAAGAAGTGGTTGTCCAGCGATGGTCCCGCATTGGCGGAAGCATACAAGGACAAAGACCCAAGGCACATTCGCTGGGCAATCAGCGATGGCATTGACAGGGCGGTGCTTCGCCGCCATAAAACCAACCTGTTGACCGATTTTATCGACAACTTTTAATAGAGAGGGAGAGTAAGATGGCTGTTATTTTTAGAGTAGACACAGACGACATGAACAGTGGCAAGCTGGAAGAGCGAGGAATCTTCAAGGTAGAGGTCAAGACCCTCAAGCCCGAGGTCAGCAAGAGCGGGAACAGCATGTTGAGCTGGATGGCTGAGGTTGTCGAGGGCGACCAGAAGGGATGTGTTTGTTACGGACGCATCTTGATTCCGACCGCTGAGATGAAGTGGCCGCGTCAGCGTTGGCTGAAGATGCTGGAGTCTTTTGGTAACACCTTGGAAGATGCTAAGGGCATCATGGACGATGGTGTTGACGACGAGCTTCACGTCATCGGACAGCACGGATGGCTTGAGTTTACCCCCGGCGTCGGCGAAGGCTCCTTCCCGGAGACGGAGTGGGTGACCGAGCGTGAGGCCAAGTCTCGCACGGCTATCGCAGCCGAGGCAGCCGCCGCTCGTGCTGACATGGAAGACATGCCCTTCTAATCACTTTGGGGCGTCCTAATCTTACGGGCGGTTATGTCCTTCCTGTCCGTAAGTAGGTTTCGTGGTTGTCGTCGTGGGGCGTCCCATTTATCTCAAGCGGGGGTCTTTGTAGGCTCTTTTCTTCAGCGGAGTTAGGTCGGGCCAGAGGTTTCATATACACCCTTCCACTTGACCGCGCAGAGGCCCTCGCTTTTGGAGACGACGATGAACTGCTTTTACTGTAAAGACACCGAGTTAATCTGGGGAGGAGACCACGAAGCCGAGGGCAGCACGGTGTACAACATGGTCACCAACCTGACCTGCCCCAAGTGCAGCGCGCTCGTCTTGGTCTACTCCGGCGTTGAATCTGAAGAGCCTCCGGCAAGGATTGTCTTAGACGATGAGGCCTGAGTTCTACCGGCCCGGACGTAAAGCAACCGCCGCGCTTGAGCGGCTCATGAAGTTCTGGGATGTCGAGCGGAAGGACTGCACGCCGAAGGAGAAGTCTGGGTTCACCACGCTGGCGCGACGTAGACTTGTAAAGAACAATAGGGGTACTTACATCCGCCCCGACTTTGACACCATGGAAGAACTAGACACTTGGCTTGATTGGGTCGAGGATTCTCTAGGCATCGAGAAGGGAGGACAAGATGGGGTTCGACAAGGCTAACTGCGCCAGTTGCCCGCTGCGGAAATACTGGCAGGCGGAAGGACGTTGGGAGAGGGTTGACTTCTTACATAACGATTCCCCTATACTTATTCTCGGCGATGCCCCATCGAAGCAAGCGTCGGCTATGGACAGAGCTTGGGCAGACACACACGGTGTAGAGATGAAGGACGCGCTGGAGTCCGCCCGAGTCAAGGCTCACAATGTAGACTATGGGTATGTTGTTGGTTGCCGTTGGCCCAAGGACGACCCTCGCATGTTCTTGCAGGTTCTTAAGAAACGCAACCGCCGCCTCGCCTCCAAGGGCCGGGCGTTGGAGATGTCACCCATCGAAGCCTGCCGAGGCCATGTAGCAGAAGAGATGGCTAAGTACAAGACCGTCATCACCTGCGGGCCTATGGCTACCAAGTCAGTGCTGCCCGGCAACCCGTCGCTGGAGGCCGTCAGAGGTGGTCCCACGGTCGTTGACGGGCGTAAGGTTCTACCTACATACCATCCGTCTCAGGTCGCCTTACAGCGGCATCTCAGGCCCGTCCTGCACAGCGACATACAGAAGGCGATTCGTCACCACCGAGACCGGCTTCAGTGGCCCGAGCCGATTGTACATTACAATCCTACACCAGATGTCGTGAAGGACTTTTTTCACCGCGCAGTGAAGAAAGACTGGTTGCTGTCCTACGATGTCGAGACTGACGGAATCGACTCCCTCAATGCAGGCCTTAGGTGTATAGGCATCGGAACTGAAAACGAAGTTTTAATGCTGGGTTTCCTTAGCATCGACGGAGTTTCAAGATTCTATTCGCCATCCGATGAGGAAGAGATTAAACGCCTGCTCCGTGAGGTGTTTGATGAGCAATCTAAGGTTCGGATTTGTGGTCACAATGCAGGTTACTTTGATCGGCTTGTTGTGGAGCAGCATCTGGGCGTTACACCTGCCCCTCTAGTAGACACCCTTCTTCTACATAAGCTTGCCGCGTCCGAGTACAGACACAGCCTCGGCTTCGTAGGCTCGGTGTTAACGGATGTTCCTGCGTGGAAGGCCGACCATGCGGGCGTGACGGCGAAGACCGACAAGGAGCTTCACGAGTACTGCGCGACTGACGTGGCGGTTACAGCCCGAGTTGTGCAGCCTTTGTTGGAGATGGTCTACGAGCGAAAGCAGTCACATCTGATTGACAAAGACCTTCGGATGCAGAGCCTCTGCGCCGGGATGCGCCGCATGGGCATTAGAATCCACGAGCCTACACGCCTGCTTCACGAAGAGGCCCAGACTGAAGCGGCTGTCAAGTGGCGCACAAAGTTACAACGCATCCAGCCAGATATAAACCCGAACTCCACCGCGCAGTTGCGTCGCCTGCTGTTCGACAAGTGGGCGCTGCCTCCGCACGAGTACACTCTCTCCGGCGAGCCTTCGACGAGCGTGGCCTCTTTGCGCTCGCTCTCGGTCAATCCCTTGGCTGACGAGGAGCAACGTGAGTTTCTTCAGGCGCTCCGCTTCTACCGCAGGGCCGAGAAGCTGCTGTCTACTTACATAAGAAAGTTTGCGCCAAACGCTGGCGTCGTAAAGGATGGATATGTCTACCCCGATTACAACTCGCACGGAACGGTTACCGGACGGCTATCTTCGTCTAACCCTAACTTCCAAAACATCCCGTTCAACCTACGAGATATGTTCATTCCTCCAGACGGTTGCGTCTTCGTCGGTGCGGACTATGACCAGCTTGAACTGCGCTTCGCAGCCGCCTTGGCAAACGCAGAGCACTACCTCGACGCCTTCGAGAAAAAAGAGATTGACCCTCACAACCTCACCGCAGACCTCATGTTCGGAGACGTCTTCTGGAATGCGGAAGGTGCCCCGGATACCAAGATGGGCAAAGGCAAGGGCCAGTTCAAGCAGTTACGCAACCTCGCGAAGACAATCTGCTTTGCCTCGCTATACGGCGCGTCCGCTCCTAAAGTTCACGAGATAATCGGCAGGGCTGAGGACGACGCGGGCAACATGCTGTACGCGCACTATGACTTGCGCCAGATTCGCGTGTTGCATCGGCGGTGGAAGTCTAAGGCCCCGGAGTTTGAGCAGTGGTGGAAGAACACCGTGGACCAGTACAAGATGGACGGGTACATCGAAGAGGTCGTGTGGATGCGCCGCCGCTACTTCGCTGAAGAGGATTACAATGCTATCCTCAACTTTGGGGTTCAGGCAGGTGGTTTCGCCGTGGTTGCCATGTCCATGTTGGAGTTGGTGGAGAAGCACATCCCCTTCGACTTTGACAATAAGATTGGCTTAGTAAATCAGCTACACGATGCCGTACTGCTATCGGTGCCCGAGGAGCGTGCCGAGGAGGTTAAGCAGATCGTTGACGAAACCTTGACACGCAAGGTGGATGGTCTCGATGTTACCTTCAGCGCAGAAGCAGAGATAGGAATGACTTGGAAAGATGTCTAGGGAGGACACATGATTGAGGGAATCTATTCTAATGTGAAGGGTCCAATCGACCTGCAACTCGCATCACCGTACAACCTTATCTTCGGGCGTAACGGTTCGGGGAAGAGCGCCGTCATACACTCGATTGAGCTTGGCGCGTTCGACACCGCCTACGATGCGGCTGGCAAGGACGTCAAGACAAAGGGCGCTTTGGAGGCGCTCGCTCCACGAGGTGATGGCTTGTTCTGCCATCTTACTGTTGACGGGGAAGAGATCAGTTGGGGCGACCGCAGCAAGAAGTTTGACAACGTGGTCGCGATGGCGATGCGCGCGCTTACGGGAAGTCACGACGGTTTAGTAGAGTTTCTTCTAACAAACATCGACGACGACGATCACCCCATCGCCCTCGACATTCCGGGCTGGGACGCCCGCGTCAAGCACCACGGTTCGTACCGCAAGGCCCTGCTTGAGATGATGAAGTCGGTCGGCGCGTCTATACGCAGCCATCAGAAACGGATGCGCGAGCTAGCCGTCATCCAAGAGTACATCGAGGACAATGGCCTTGAGTCCTACTTCGTGGACAATGAAAAGGATTCTCTTGAAACACAGATTCTGAAGTCCAAACAGTTGAAGTCCAAGATTGACAAGGAGGCCCTCATCTTTGTGAAGGGGTCTTTCGATGCGGTCGAGGTGGGCATCAACCGCTACTTGCCGGAAGAGATTGGCAAGGCTGAGTTCGTCGAGCTTGGGGGCAAGATCCGCCTCTCCATCAACGGGGACGTTGTCATACCATCTGGCGTAGAAACCGTGGCGCTTGCTGTCGCGCTCGCTGGTGCCCTTCTCAATGGCCCGCGCGCTCTTTTCATCCTACCTGACCGGGCGTATGACCCGAGGACTCTAGGGTGGCTTATGCGCTCTCTCAGGAACATGTTGTGTGCAGGTGTCTTCGTACAGACCACTGTGTTACCAGAAGACTACGATTTTATGTCCCTTGGGTGGGACTTGGTGAGGGTGTGATGGACGAATGTACTATTGGTTTGTATCCTTCTGAGGTCGGCAACCCGCGTCTCCGAGACCGCATCCTCTCTTGCCTTCCTGTTTGGGAGGGCTACACTTACGGGCATAAGGTGGACTACCCGCCAGACATCCCCGGTGTTCCGAGCACGCTGATTCGCAGCGGTACGAGAGAGATTGACTGTTCTTCCTTTACCTATGGCTTGCTCGCCCAAGTATACCCGAAGGCAGGCTGGAGCTTCACCCGATACAAGCAGTGGCAGATGTGGAGTCGCGAAGACTTGTGGGGACCGCTGACTACGGCGGCAGACATGGGCCTCACCACCAAAGGCACCGGCAACGGCTGGTATCTTTATCAGAAGTGGGACGAGCGGTGGAAGCGCGGGCACTCGTTCATCGCTTTGAAGCGCGGGCAGAATCTGCTTGTGCTGGAAGCAAACCTGCGCCTCAACGAAGACGGCGTGGTCTGGCGGGACATCGGCCCTGCCATTAACATTCTGCCTTCTATCTGGTCGGGGACGGAGACTGACATCCTTGGGGATGCCGAGTTCTTCTCCGTCAGACTACGGGGCTAGGGGCTGTACAGACAGGCTACCTCTACGGCGCTGCTGGTTGCGCTAGGCGTGCCTGTGTTAAGTTGTGTCGTCGTAACAATGTAGGACAGGTAGCCGAACTCAGTTCCCGCAGGGAAGATGACATGCTGCTTCGTAGCCGCTTCGGCCCGCAGGATATAGAACGGGGCGTTGCTCGCGTGTGCTGGAGACGCCGCGTTATAGACCTTGAGGTACGTTGCCGCAGAGTTGGCTGTGTTGTCTAGCTCGATTTGATACACAGTAACTGCCGTATCCGCCAGTGGGTTGTTGACGGCGCTGGCGTTGGAGATGGTGGCGGTATACACCTGACCACCGATCGGACCTAGAAGGGGTTGAATCTGAGCCATTGGTTACCTCACTTAAAAACCATCTGAATAGATAGCGTCCGGTTAGGGTTAGACCCCGCGCCTGTCCCACCCGCATTGCTGGCGACATAGCCAAGGCCATTTGAAATCGTCAGACCATCGGGAAAGTGGAACACTTCATTTTTAGAATAAGTGATCGGAAAAACAAAGTCGGGAGCATCTGTTGCGAGGTCTACTTGATCTTTGGTGTCGTATAGTTTGAGAAAATCAAACCCCGCTGCCGCCGTACCACTGCTTGACACGAACAAAAAGTAAATCTTACCTCCCGAACCAAACACATCACTGACCGCAGTGTTGGTTGTAAGAGAATCGGTTAGTTGGCTGAAGTCAACGCGGGTAGACTGTTTATTTACTGTAGGCATTGGTTACCCCATGACTTCATCGAGGTACGCAGTGACCTCAGACAGCAAGAGTGCGATGATTTCGTCACGCTCGTCTGGGGTGATCTTCTGATCGTCAGACAAGGCGAGGGTGATCTTCCGGCCAACACGAAGAATGCGGGCCACGAGCTTAAAGATGTTGAACTTCTTTTTACCTGCCATTTTTATCTCCGATAAACTGTTTCCATCCGGTTTCGAAAGCGATGCGCTCATAGGGGTCATGCCCCTCAAAGACGCGACCGTTCCAAACGATCCGGCCATTAGTGATTGGAAGTACCTGCATATGAACGTCATTGGTGTTCTCGTCAAGTATAGCGACTCCAACACCTTGTTGCCAGTCGGGAGTTAGAGAAACTCCGGGAGTTGGCCCCGGAATCCGCACAAGGCATCCGGGACTACAGGCAGTAATCTGCCGAGGCCCGTCGGGGCCGTGGAAGGTTTTCTGTACAAACTCTACCTTGTGGATGTGCCCGTAGACCTCGGACCAGCGAGCGGTTTTGGCGATTGCCGTAGCCGTTGCGCCGCTGCCCGCCCTTACTTTCGTGCCGTGGGTCACGCGGACAGGGGAGTTTGACTCGGGCCACAACCACCAGTCAGCGCCATACGGGCCGACGTAGTCGATGTCGAGCTTGTCTAAGTGGAGCAGCCTGTTGAGGCTTAGTACGGGATCTGTTTCTAAAGCAGGCGCTATGCCGGTCGCTTCAGGCAAGAGTTCGACCGCCGCTTTGGCGATGCGCTCTTCGTGGTTACCAGCCAAGTACAGGATTTTTGACGAAGGGGCCGCTTTACGCAAGTCCGCCAACCACCAGTGCAACTCGTCGATCGCGGGCTGAGTTGTCTGCCTATACTCTGGCTTACGCGGAAAGCGGGTGGACCAAGGAGCAAGGTCTAGCATATCCCCTAACAAAACCAGCACCTCGGGCTGCATCGAGCGAGCCATCGAGACTACGGCATCCATCGCCGTTCGGTCGTGCATCGGGTCGAGGTATGTGTAGCGATCACGCCACGCAAAACCCAACTGCAAATCGGGAACGAAGAGACAAGTCTTGAGTCCGTCTTGCCGAGGAGGGCGCTCTACTCTAGGCAGACACTTTGCGGGATGGGCAGGTTTGCGGTCAGGCTCGATCTTGCGTTCAAGGTATGCCTTGACCTGATAAAGCGTGATAGTGTCTTCGCCGCCTTTGACGCTCTGTTCCCAAGAGTTACACTTCCAAGAAGAGACGCGCCACTTGTCGGTATCGACCTTAGCGTGCTTCAGTAGCTGCTTCAGAGTCTTGACGCGGTGACCCTGCGCGCTGACGGTTATTTCTTCCATCAGATTTCCGGCACCAAGCCCTTAACCTTGTCGATGTCCCCTACAATGTCGGCACCTCCGGTAGTGTCCCGGTAGTCCTGAATCGTAGGATCTTTTTCCTCGGCTGTCAGTTTTCGGCGGACTCTCGCCTCAAAACCGTTCTCTCCGTCAGCAGCCATCTCGCGGGCGAGGCGCGCTCTACGCCCTGCGGCGAGCATATCCTGCATTGACCGCGTCTTCGGGGCGTCTACTGGCCGTTGTGCGCTTTGCGCTGCCATCTGTTGCCCAGCAGCAAGCCGTTGAGCTTCGGCGTCTGTCTTAGTCTTTTTGTCCTTGAAGGCACCGCCGATTCCACCGGCAACCGCGCCAATAGCGCCCCCGATAACAGTGCCGACACCCGGCACGATTGAGCCTAGCGTTGCGCCTGTCGAGGCCGCTCCCGCCGCGCCTTTAACTACGTTGCTCATACCGCTCCCTAGTACGCGGGTTCAATCTCAAGAACAAGTTTGGCCGACCCTAGCGCTGTATAGTCTTGGGAAAAAGCCGCGAGGGTGAAGTACAACTT